CGGTATAGGAACAAAAACTCCAACACATACATTAACCGTAGAAGGTGACATAAGTGCGAGTGGTCAATATTTATATCTTGGTCATGATGATTTTAGAATACAGAATACACTTGGTGTAAATGGTGATTTAACTATTCTACCAGAGGGTGAGTTAAAGTTAGGAACAACTTCAACTGATATAGTTACTGTTGGTAGAAATTCTTGGGTAAATGCTAATAGTTATGTTAACATAGAAGCTGGTGGAAGTAATACTTTAAGAGCTTTAACTGGAGGAGTTGTCGTTGGTGGAACTGCTACTGCATCAAATGCTGCTGATTCTACTGGTGACAAATTTAGCATATTAACTGTAGAAGGTAACATAAGTTCAAGTGGTGGAATAACATTAACAAAAACAGCAACTGCATCTGATGTTGCTAGTAGTTTAGGTAATATCACAGCTAATAATTTTAGTATATCACATACACTTACATTAAATGCTGAATTAGCAGACGATGCAGAACATTCGTCTGTAACTGTAACAACTGATAAATGTAAAGCTTCAAGTGTGGTGGTTGGTTGTTCTAGTGCTAAAGTACAAGTAGTTCCTCACGGAATAACAGATGGTTCTTTTAAATTTTTCTTCGTGAATAAATCAGGAGTAGCATTGGCTGATGATGCAACTGTGGTATTTAATTTTACAATAATGTAATTAGGAGAACAATCGATGCATCATTTTATTTTACCAACACAAGATACATGGATTTCAAGTGGTTCTTCTGAAAAAACAGGAGATTCACTTCTTGAGGGAAACTTTGGAAAAGATAAAGTTCTTCAACTTAATAAAATTTTTCAAAGCACTACTTTTAAACATCAAACAAGAGCTTTGGTTGACTTTAGTGGTCCTGATTTCACATCTGTATCACAATCAATTGTAGATGGTGATATATCATCAGACGCTCAATTTTATTTAAGACTTTTTGAAACAGAAGGAGTTTCAGAATCATCTGAAGAATATACTTTAAGTGCATTTCCTTTATACAATTCTTGGAATGAAGGTGAGGGTAAATCCACAGACAATCCAATAAATAAATTAGGAGATAGTTGGATAAATCGTGATGATAGAAAGGGAGCTACAGCTATATCTTGGTCATATCGACAATCTGCTATTGATGCTGGTATAGGAGCAGCTGATGAAGATGGTGATGGTATTGATTTTGGTGAGTATCATGTTGAATTTATAAATGCAGGACAAGCTTTTGGTAGTGTTACTGGTAGTGATTTCTTAGGTGGTTCTGATGGTGGTGGTGGTGTGTGGATTAAAAGAAAAGGTTATTTTGCTTCACAATCATTTAGTTCTGAACCTGCTGATGTTGAGATGGATGTGACTGATATGGTAAACAAGTGGTTAAATGGACAGGCAGAAAATTATGGAATGGTTTTAAAATTTAGTGGTAGTCAAGAAACAGACGAATCAACATTTGGTAATTTAAAATTCTTTTCAAAAGAATCTAATACAATTTTTCAACCTAAACTCGAAGTCAGATGGGATAATCATGTGGCTTGTAGTGGTTCAAATACAGGTTCATTAAATGAATTAACAATGAGTGGTGTAGCAGACAATTATCTTTATATGAAAAATTTAAGAGAAAATTATTTAGAAACTGAAAAAGTTAAATTTAGAGTTGGTGCGAGAAAAAGATATATAAAAAAATCATTTGCAACTTCTGTTCAATCTATAACAGATTCATACATAACTGAAAAAAGTGGTTCATATGCAATTAAAGATGTCGCTACAGATGAGTTTATAGTTCCATTTAGTGATTATACTTATTTAAGTTGTGATGATTCAGGTCCTTATTTTACTCAATGGTTGAATGGTTTTTATCCTGATAGAAATTATAAAATATTATTAAAATTAAAATATAATAATGGACAAGAACAAGTATTCGATGATAATTTTAAATTTACTATTAAAGGGGGTAATTAGATTATGCATCATTTTATTTTACCATCACAAGATACTTGGATATCAAGCGGTTCATCAATAATAACAGGTGAATCTTTTAGAAACCAAAACTTTGGTAAAGACCAACTTCTTGAAGTTAAAAAATTCTTTTATAATACTAAATTTCATCATCAAAGTAGAGGATTGATTCAATTTAGTGGAACAAGTTTTACAAATATGTCACAATCAATTGTTGATGGAACAATAACAAATCCAAAGTTTTATTTAAAACTATATGAATCTGAAGGTAATAGTAAATTATCAGATAATTATACTTTACACATTCAACCAATTTCACAATCTTGGACAGAGGGAACTGGTAAATCTGGTGATAATCCTAAAAATATATTAGGTTGTAGTTGGGAAAATCGTAACAATGTTATTAATGGTAGTACAACAACTTGGGCTGATAATGGTGGTACTGTTTTAAGTGTTAGTTCATCAACTCAAACATTTTTAAACGAATCTTCAGATGTTGAAGTTGAAGTAACTGATATGGTAAATATGTGGTTATCAGGACAAGAAGAAAACTATGGGATGTTAATTAGAATTAGTGGTAGTCAAGAAACAGATGAAACAACATTTTGTAATTTAAAATTTTTTGGAAAAAATACTCACACAATATATCCACCAAGATTAGAGGTAAGATGGGACGACCACTTACCATGTACAGGTTCAAACACTGGTAGTTTAAACCAACTAACATCAAGTGGTTTGGTTGATAATCATTTATATTTAAGAGGTTTACAAGAATCATATAAGGAAAACGATAGAGTTAGATTTAGAGTAGGTTCAAGAAAAAAATATATTCAAAAAACATTTACAAATTCTGTTCAAACACACACGGGTTCTTTTATAGCAGAAGGTAGTGGTTCATACGCGATTAAAGATGTTACTACTAATGAATACATTATTCCATTTAGTGATTATACATCTATCGGTTGTGATTCAGAGGGAATGTATTTTAATCAATGGTTAGATGGTTTTTTCCCTGATAGAGTTTATAAGATATTATTAAAATTAAAAACAGATGATAACCAAGAACAAATATTTGATGGAAATTTTGAATTTATAATTAGGAGAAGTTAGTTATGGCACAATATAATCAAGACCCAATACCACAACCAGGAGGTGAAGAAACTACAACACCAATTACTATTGAGGGTATTTTAGATAGAATCGCTGAAGCCATTATTACTAGTGAACATACTAACATTAGTCCTGAATTAGTAAAACAAAATCAAAAAACAATTAGAGACGGATTAATATCAGTAGGTAGAGATAATTCTGAAACATTAGCACTATTTCAAAAAGATATAAAAGCGAATGCTGAAGATTTACAATCTTTAGGTGGTGGTGAAATGTTTGATAATAGTATATCAATATCAGAAATAGTTAACATAATAGGTGACACTGGTGGGACTTTAGAAACAACACATATATCTATAAGTCCATTAAATAATGGAGCATTTTCTATTCATTTATCTTCTGGTGATTTAATTTTTGATGTAACTAATATTTTATCTGAAACATCAACTTCCGATGATGGTACTCAAACAATTTTAAATCCAATAAATATAAGTCAATTTATAAATGTAGAACAACAACAAACAACAGTTGACACTACACAAGCGAATGAATATTTAGATACAAACATTTACGAATTATTACCTAGAACAGGATTAAGACAACAACAAATAGATAATTTATTTAGTCAACTTGATGATTTATTACCCCCAAATCCTCCTACTGATGATGAATATGGTATTGGTGAAGGTAGTGACGGTAGAATTGACAGAGTTGAAAACCCAACAACAGGAAATTATGATTGGGTTGGTTCTCAAGAATATTACTATAATAATAGTATTACAGCACCTCAAGATAATACTAACTATGAAGGATATGTAATAGACGAACAAGAAGCCTACATAACAAGATTAGCTAACAATGAAAATACTAATAACACAGGCAAATCAATTGAATCTCTTAGAAATAGATTGAATTTATATCTTAAAGATGTAGATGAAGAACCAATAGCTCCAGAAGATGATAGACCTGAATATGAAAATAAATCAAGTGGATATTTAAAATTTAGAAATCTAAATCAAGGTATTATTGTAAGAAATACAAATAGGGATTTCATTGATGGTTTAAATCCAGAAACACAAGAATATTTACAAACAGGTTTTACCATTACAATGTGGGTTAGATTTTTAGACAAAACATCTATAGGAACTCTTTTTAATTTTGGAAATCCAACAAGAGAAGAAAATCCATTTGGGTTTAAATTAGAAACTTATGTTATAAATGGAAATGATACACCCGGACAGGGAGTAGAGGATTATGGAGCTACCTCTGAAATGACATGGAAAGAAATATTTCAAGATGGTAATTTAAATAATTTAAATTTTAATGATGAGATACAAGGTATTTCTGATACTACATCATCTCCACAAGATGGATTTTTTAAAGATTCCGACACAGAAAGATTTGTAAGATTAGTTGTTAGAGATGGTGATTTAATATACAATTCTCATGTTGGTACAAATTTTAGGTTAAAACGACAAGCAGGCTCTGGTTTTGATTTACCAGAATTTAATATAGGTTATGATAATGATGGTAATGGGTTTTCTCATGCATATGGACTTATGACTGGTACAAGAATACCAATAAATTTGACAGAGTGGTATTTTATATGTGCGACTTATAATCCTAATATAAATGAAACAGATGACCCAGTTGAATATTTGAATAATAAAGGTTTAAATAATGATCCAATGTTTTGGATGAATAATAAGACAATTGCAGATGAAACTGTTTTAAATTCTGGACTAGGAAATAAATGTAAAGTAGAGATAATTTCAAGAACAGATTTATTACGAGCTCGTGGTTATAAGGTATAAATAAAATGGCTGATTTTTCT